AACCGAACCAACAATTATGCCAAAACGCTAGATCCCAGCGTATGGATCACGCCTTACAAATCAAATTCCACGGCGGTTGCTGCCGCAGCAAACCCCGCAACCTTTCAACACGATCTTACCTCGAAAATGATACGGCGGTATGACGATACGTATGAGGGGACCCCTCTCACACTCTGTATGGATTCGCCTCAGCTCGCAGTCGTCGGAGATTTGAAATTCCTAAAGTATGTGCCAGGATTTCTTCAAGCTTCTGGAAACATTGGGATCGATTCCACCATCAGTCCGGCCAGGCGTTTCATCATTGCCCAGAATGCCCAACTCACCGGGCGTGATAGTTTTTGCTCAATGGAACTCAGCTAATGGGACTTGCAACTGGTACAGGCCTGACGAACGGTAGCGACGTTATCGAAGCCGTTCGAGTAGAGCTCACTACTAATCGCGGTTGGTCGGAAATCAAGGACCTGGGCACAGTCGGAGCCAACACCAAAGAAGTTTGGCTAGAGATGGCCGCGGCGAACACCGTTAATGGAGAGCGGATCGTCGTCGGTATGACGATGGAAAGCACCAATAACATGTTCGTCCTTGGTGGTGATTCTGCATTGACGCCTACTGAGATGGGGTTGTTAGACTCTCCCGACCGAGCCTTCCTTAGGACAATTGGCACCCCAAATCGCTCCGCCAATAACCCTAGCGGTAACTCCGGCGATACGTATCGCGGCGTCGTGTTGGGCTCTAATCAGAACGCTGGCCCCGCCGACGCTTTCGGATTTGATACAGGAGCGAGCTATCTCAATCACTGGATCCTGACGACCGATCAATTATCACCACTTGGCCAACGCCACCAGTACTGCTACGTGGTTGTTGAAGTTTCAACCGGACAATATGTCACGTTCGGTTTCGGTGAGATGATCAAATTGGGGGCTAGTGCCTGGACGGGGGGTGCGTTTTTTGACGGCACACGGAATGATACTGTTACCAGTTTGCGACATCAATACTTTTTGGGCAGCGACATGGACGTTGTCGTGGCTGGCGCAAACTTCTACCCTGGGTATGTATTGAACGAACAGAACTTCATTTTCCGAAATGATAGCCCGCAGTTGTGGAACCCGTGGTGCATCTTCGCGGAGGACGTTGACACGATTTGTAACACCGTTGGGTATGGACCGAGAAAGCTGGGCCAAGATTTAATCGGACTGTCACCCGCACCGTTCAGTGGGCAGGCGCAAAGGGTGCCGGCCCGAATGTACGTCGTTGACGATATCGCTAACCACAACGAAGTACCTCTTTGCGAGGCTCCTGACGTCTTTCATACCAATATCGCTGACTTAACTCCCGGCTCAACTCTTATTGATGATGGCGACAGGTTTTTGGTTGTCCCCTACTTTGCGAAATCAGGCGCAGTGAGTTCTGGGAATCTTGGTTTTCTAGTTCGTAATCCGGACCTCTAATGGTTGACGTAGTCATGGAGTGCTTTGATTCCGGTGACGGATTTCAAACTCCAAGTGTGGTTTTACCTCCAGGAGAAGCTCCTGATATCGGTGACAATTCGTTGGATCCGCAGTGGGTTGATTCGCGCACCTGCTTAGGCAGGGTAAAGATCCCAAAGGTACGTCCTGGTACTAGATTTGAGGTTGAGGAAGAATGCTTCACCATGTTTGGGGACCGTTTTTGGTTTGAGCATGTTCACATTCTTCCTGAGCAATTTAATCTTGGAATCGTTCTGGCGACGCTTCAACGTGAATATGAAATCTACAACGGTTACCGAGAAACGTCGCGCCAGATCACGGTCATCAGTGAAGACGGTGTCGGTGGCATTACCGTCACGCAGCCTAACAAGTCGCCTAATACGATACGGCCCAAGGGCTCAGTAATAGTCCCAGTTTCGATCTCACCGGAAGGTCCGCCCACTATTCGGGCGTTGGTTGAGTACACATTTGACAACGGTGCTTTCTTAGACCTAGACATCCTTGGTCAGCGCATCGTCCTAATGTCGTTTGTCCCGCAGCGTAGGATCACTGAGAAGCTCACGTGGAAAACTGAGGTGAACGCCTCAGCAGATGGAACTGAGGAACGAATTAGGCGTTTCCGCCGTCCGCGGCAACGGATCACGTACCGTTTCCGTGACACTGATGAAGCTGGAATACCCTTCGCCCAATTTAGTCAAATATGGGACTGGGGCCCGCTGGTGTGGGGCCTACCCAAGTGGACCGATTACACCCAGACCACTTCGGCGATAAGTATTAGTGACACATCGTTCAACGTCTTAGATACAACGTTTAGGGATTTCCGCGCGGACCCGCTTGGGGGCCAGTTCGCTCTCGTTTGGAGCGACAAGTTTACGGCTGAAGCTGTTGAAATAGATTCCTTTACCGGCACGTCAATGACTCTAGTAGGAACCGACGGCTTCACAATCGCGTTCGCTGCTGGAGCATATGTCATGCCTATGCGGACTGCCAAGATAGTATCGCTGCCAAAGAGGAATCGATTCATAGCAGATGGTACAGACCTGGAAGTAGAGTGGATCGTACTAGACAGCGGCGACGTAGACGCAGTGCCAAGCCCCGTTCCGTGGACGACGTATCAAGGGCGGCCGATCCTAGAATCTGCCTTTACGATCACCAGCGGTGGCTTGAGCAGCCAAATGAATTTCGGTTCTAAAATAGTTGACCTAGGTTCCGCCCGCCTCAGTACGTTGACTCATAGGGATCGACCTCAAGTAAGTGAGGCGGGCCAGACGGTTTTTACCCGAGGTCGTGAAGCCCAGATTCTTTTCAAAAGCTTCATGGCGCATGAAGCTGAGGGCCGGCTCAATACGTTTTACATGAGCACCAAGGCCCACGATCTAGTCTTCCAAGCGCTCAGTACCGGCGACGATCGTTGGTACATCAATCCGGCGTTTTACGCCAAGCACATCAACATCCGTGATCCATATCGTGATCTGGAAATTGAATTCAATGATGGCACAACGGACCTGCGCCGCATCACTGTTATCACTGATGAGATCGACGCAAGTGATCGTGAACTGATAGTAGTCGATTCTGTACTGAGTCAAAGCCCTGCCAACATAGCACGGATCAGTTTCATCGTCCTTCGACGGTTTGATTTTGATGAGCTTCAAATGGAGCATCAGTGGGGCGACGGTGAACTCCTGTTCCCACTTAGGATAAAGGATGTGCGAGCATGATTGGAGCACTCTCGTATCTATACCAATTCCAATTTGGGACTTCGTTCTTTTACTTCAACAACGAGAACGAAATCATCACTTATTTGGGCCAGGACTACTTGCCTGTCGCCATTAAGCATGATCCACCCGAACAAAGCGCTGAAGAAATCAGCGGGGACTTGGTCATCACGATGGATTACACGGAAGAGGATGCGAGTGATTTCGTGCTCAATTTCGTGAGTATCGCACCAGCGGGGTTGACGTTGGTGACGGTCTTTGAGTATGACTACGGAGCATCTCCCCTCGATCCTTCGGTGGTAGCTGTTTGGAACGGGAATCTTAGCTCCACCAGTTTTGACGATGACGGCAAAGTATCGCTCCTATGCCAGCCATTTTCATCTCTGTGGAGGCGCGAAGGCCCACGCATGAACTGGGGCACCTTATGCAATCATGAATTTACTGATGTGAAGTGTACGGTGGCTGCCGCTACTTTTTCGATCTTGACAACTCCCGTGAGCGCCGTTGCGTCGAACGGCCTTGATATCACCATACCGGGGATTCTCACATCACCGCTTCCAGCCGATCAAACGTACCGCGGAGGCAAGTTGGCGATTACAGCCAATCCGATCGACGCTCGTTTAATCGTCGCACAGGTAGGCGCCGTAGTCACCATCCAGTATGGTTTTCGTGAGTTACCTCCCACTACCAACGTGAACGTTTTACAGGGGTGTGATCACCGGTTGCGGACGTGTAAAGATAAATTCAATAATCTTCCCAATTTCGGAGGTACTCCGTTTTACAGCACGGCTAATCCATTCGAGGTTGGTTTCGACAGATTGCTTGACGAGAAACTGGACGCCATAATCAGCTAATGGTATTTGATCCCTTCACTCTCCTCATAGCGGTAGGGCTCTTTCTAGTAGGGCAGGCGCTCATCCGCGGCCCCGATATCGAGGACGCGAAAGCGGCTCCGTTTAGTGAGTTCAACACACCTTCGACCGATCCCACGAGGCGTATCACGCATATTTGGGGAACGGAGACGATTCGAGCCCCGCAGGCAATGAGTGTCCTGGGCTACCGGGCGGTGGCTATCACTGAAAAGCTCCGCGTCAGTATTTTCAAAAAGAAAACGTTCATCAAGAGTCATAAGTATTACGCGACGATGCAAATGGGCTTATGCCGCGGACCTGATATCGCGCTCCGTCGGATCTACTACGACAACAAACTCATCTGGTCGGGCAACGTCACCGCAGGAGTCAGCGGAACCACTGTTACTACGATTGATGAGCCGGAGTTCTTTGGGGAGGACAATGGCATAGGTGGACAGATCAGATTTTACAGTGGTGATATCAATCAGGATCCTGATCCGTTCTTAGCAACCAATGGGCAATCACCAACGCCAGGCTACAGGCACGTCGCCTACTGCGTATTCGAAGACTTCTACTGGGGCAACAGTGCCAGTGTTAGAAAGCTCCGCTTTGTGGTTGAGAGGTTTCCTGACACTCTCGCTATCGGTGCAGACCGGAAGATAATCACCGTTACGAACGAAAGCCCCCAGGTTGCACGTGACCTAGCAGTGCCTGAAATCATCCACGAAATTTTGACTAGCTCTGAGTTTCTTGGTGAACCATCAGCGCGCATAGACACCGCTTCGTTCACCTCCGCTGCCTCGACG